TTTATCGGTCATGATTATTTCCTTTCCTTGTTTACTTGGTATCACGTGATACCAAGGGTAGCTAATGCGTCCACTGGAAGGGGCGAAGCTTTAGCAGCTTCACCCCCTCGGATTGATGTATCAGTAGAAGAAATGGTTGATGTATTGCGTAAGCTCTTTCTCAGCTTTGTCGGCTTGCTCATTCAAGAGCGTACCATACTTTCGCGCGCGTTTGGCTTTCTCTCGCAGTGCCTTAATTTCCGCGCGAGCAATATGGACGTTGTGTTCGTGTTCTTCTGGCGTCTTGGCTAGAACATTGTCCACGTGAAAGATGGTTTCGCCCATGATGGCGCGCCAAACGATGCTTTTATGTTTGGCGGTAGATACAGAGTAACTGCGCGACGTGAAGAGGATTACTTCTTTCCCCGATGGTGCGACGATACGGCGCGCAATAGGGAAGTGTTCACCATAAGACAATATTATATTGTCGTTATAGTACATATTGAAGCCGCGCGTGCAGCGTCCTGTTTTACGTGACCAGTTATCAGCTACTTGTTGATGAGTGTTAGCCATTGTCTTTCCTTTCTGTTGCAAGTGGTAGGCTCTAAGAATTCACTCGTGAAGCCTCAGGAATGCCCGAGGCTTCACTGGCCAATGCTCAGGCTTTCTTGGATACCTTTTTCAAGAAGGTAGCTTTCTCGGCTTCGGTAAGAGCGGAGAAGGCTTCCAGCGCAAGCTCCAATGCGCTCTTGTGCGCCTTGGTTTTCTCTTCGGCTTTGCGTTCACGGTGCGCGACGTTGGCCTGCCTGTTGCGTTCGCGGACTTCTGCAAGCTTTTGCGCGCCTGCTCCCTCTTCTTTGGCTTCGGCTTTGCCAATGGGGACAAGAGATGTCCCGTTTCGCCCCTAGTCTTCCACATAGTCGATGAACATGATAGAGGCGCTTTTGTAGGGGCGGAATGCGATGATCTCTCCCCATCGTTCAACAGTCCCGCGTACTCCGGTAAGACCCATTGCGGCCTTTGCTTTGCGCATCAATTCCCGTTCATACGTCTTGTTGGCCTTGGCGTATCCGTAGCCACCATCATAGCCATAGTGGGTAAGCTCTGGCATGGTAATGAACGTTCGCCTTACCCAAGAGTAGTTGGCCTCGCCCCCGAAAGTGTCCGTGTGTTCAATTTTGTAGGTATTGGTCATGATCTTAATCCTCCGGTGAAAAAGCGGTAAGCGCCAACAGGGCGGATATTCCCGAGAGAGGCACTCCGAGGATTGTCAACAGTGGCGTGCCTCCGATTGTGTAGCAGAGCAAGGCAGGGAGCATCGCAACAGCTAACGCCAATGTTTGCGGATGCTTTCCGGCTCCGGCTCTTTGTTCAGCTTGTCCATAAAGGCTTCGATGTCGGCTTGCATGTCGCCATTGACCTTGTGCACCTTGGCGTGCGTGTAATCCTCGTATTCTCCGCTCTCCATGAAGTCCAAGCGTTCTTGCAATACAGTGGCTTTGTCATAGTCGCCGAAAATCATCTCGTGCAAGCCGTCGAAGCGCGTTTTCGCGGTGAGGATATAGTAGGTTGTCATGGGGGTAGTTCCTCTTCATCCGTTATCCAATAGAACCATAGCCATACTGGGCTTGCTCTACGGTATTGTCAAACTTTTTTGAAGGCAAGGCGCAAGAATTCCCCGACAAGCCTAGACAAGCTTGCGCCCTGCCTTGGTTTCATTCGTTTGTGTTTCCTTGTGGGGAAGGCATTGGAAGAGGCTTTGCACCGCCCCAAGGCTATCAAGCGCAAGCCAAATAGCCGAGAATTCACGGGAAAAACCGCTCTGGTATCACGTGATACCAAGGTACGCTGAGGCTATCCATTGCACCAGTTCTGCACCGTATTCCGAGGCAAGCCGAGGCACGGCAGGGCAAGCCGTAGCTCCCTATGGCTCTGGTATCACGTGATCCCAAGGCACGGCGGGGCAAGCCTAAGCAAGCCTTGGTTATCATTTGCTAACTCTCCGCCCCAGCATCCGAAAGCGCTAGTTATCGAGCGATAAGTTTATCAAGTGATAACCGGGGGCCTCTGAGGATGGCGACTTCGGGGGGTGGGGGCCTTCGATGCGCTGGGGAGGGTGCAGATGACTGCAAAGGATTTACAACGATCCCCGATTTTTTTTGACGAGTTCCCACGATCCCCGATTTTTTTTGACGAGTTCCTGCGCTCCGGGGATTTTCCTGACGAGTTATGAGACGGGGGGGGGTTCAGCAACAAAAAGCCCACGCCAGTAAAAGAAAAGCCGCCGCAATCCTGAAAAAATTTAGGGAAAGCGTAAGAAGAACCGGGGGATTTATTGGGAAATACCAAGTATTGACCCACTGGTGGCCATTCTGCTACTATCCCTAGCGTGTCGTGGCCCAAGCGCCTTCCCCGTGAGGGCCACCCGTGCCTGTGGTGGTGGCGGCACGGGCTAAATATAGCCCCACCATTCTAATATCGGGAAGGGATTGATGAGGAAGAAGAAAGAATACAGCAAAAAGGGCGAGGCCAAGGACGGTAAGTACGGTCACGAGAAGAGGCCGCTCAGTAAGAAGAAGGCGAGCAACGGCGGCAGGCCCCGTATCCGGTACGAGAACCAGCTAACGCATAAGCAATTTTTGGCTATCGAGTATTATATGCGTGGCATGTCCATGAAGGACAGCTTGCTCAAGGCTGGGTATTCCGAGACGACAGCGGTAAACAACCCTCAGGCGATCTTTGCATGTGAAACGGTGCAGCGGGAGATCGAGAAGCGACGGTGGGCTTTGAAGAGCCGTAACCATGAGGTGATTGATCGCATTCAGGATGAGTTGGCCAAGATTGCGTTCTTCAATATCGGTAATGTCAGCCGCATTACGGAAGATGGAGAGCTTATAATCGACTTTGATGAGGCCACGTGGGACGACCTTGCCGCCATTGGAGAGGTGACAGTGGAGGAATACAAGGATGGGCGGGGTCGAGATGCGGTGTCGGTGAAAAAGTTCAAGGTGAAGCCCTATGATAAGAAGGCTGCGTTGGATAGCTTGTGCCGTATCCACGGCATGTTTAACGATAAGCTGTCTCTTGGTACTGAAGAGGACTTGGAGAAGAGATTGCAGCGAGGGCGGGCGAGAGCCGGGAAGCGCCCGAGCGGAGAACTCAACGACCCTGACACGATTGATGGGGAGTATGAGGACGTTTCTGGTATCACGTGATACCACCAGATGCCGGGGGCGTAATGAGACATGCCCGATACCAGCATACTGTTATCCGAGGGTGTGTAAGGGAAGGAGAAAAGGATGGTACAGATTTATTGGGCTGGGTGGGATCATATGAAGTGGAAGTTTTTCCAGCGGGAGAAGTGGTCGATGGACGGGGTGAGCCTCAGGGGGACGACATACCTCGGCCCTGTTCACGTGAGCTTCTACAACGTATTCAGGTTCGGCGATGCCTAGACTGTCGCCAGACGCGCAGCTTGCCGATGCGATAGCTGATTTCTATGACGATCCTCTGGGATACGTCATGTTCTGCTTTCCGTGGGATACTGATCCCGCTATCCAAGTCGTCGATTGGACTTCCGACGAAATAGAGGAAAGCACCGGGAAGCCGTACCATGAAGTGATGGCTCAATATCGTGGGCGGTTCAACAGCCAGTTTGGGCCTGATCTGTGGGCCTGCGAGTTCCTTGACAGCCTCGGAGTGGAGATCAGGAAGCGGAGCTTCGATGGGACCGTGGCCGTTGACCCGATCCAGTACGCTACCTCATCGGGCCACGGTATCGGTAAAACTGTCATGGTGGCTTGGCTCATCAAGTTCATCATGGACACGCGACCGTTTAGCAAAGGAACGGTGACGGCGAATACAGAAGCTCAGTTGCGCACGAAGACATGGGCTGAGTTGGGGAAGTGGCACAGGCGATCACTGACGAGCCATTGGTTCGAGTACAACTCTGGCCGGGGCAGCATGAGCCTCAAGCATATCAAGCATAAGGAAGAGTGGTACTGCTCAGCGCAAACGTGCCGGGAAGAAAATTCGGAAGCTTTCGCGGGCCAGCACGCGGCCAACTCCACCTCATTCTATATCTTTGACGAAGCCTCTGCCGTCCCCGACAAGATTTATGAAGTGCGAGAAGGCGGCACGACAGACGGCGAGCCGATGACCTTTGACTTTGGAAACCCGACCCGCAACAGCGGTCGGTTCTATGAGGAGTGCGAAGGGAAGTTCAAGCATCGATACCTTGTCAGGAAGATCGACAGCAGGCGTGTGTTCATTACGAACAAGAAACGACTGAAAGATTGGGTTGATGACTACGGCGAAGAAAGCGATTTCGTCAAAGTGCGTATCCGGGGAGAATTCCCCAGCCAAGGATCGTTGCAGTTCATCCCTACCTCATGGGTACATCGCGCCTGCCTGCGTGAGACAATCACAGACAGGTTCGCTCCGCTGACAATCGGCGTTGACGTGGCCCGGTTTGGCGACGATAGCAGCGTTATATATCCCGTTCTCGGTAATGATGCCCGGTCCTTTGCCCCGAGGCAGGGGGACGGCATCTATCAAGGGCTGGATAACGTCCAGCTTGCGCAGAAGGTTATCGAAAAGATCGAATTCTTCAGAAGTATGGGGATCGAGCCTGCTGCGGTTTTCATTGACGTAGGCGGCACAGGTTCCGGCGTCGTCGATACGCTGAGGCATTCGGGGTACGATATGGTGGTCGAAGTGAACTTCGGCACGACACCCGTATTCGAGCCTGATACTTATCGCTATAGAAGCGATGAAATGTGGGGGAGAATGAGGGAGGCAATCAAGACAAAACTCATCCTCCCCGTGATGGCTCAATTCCAGTCCGAAGGGCTGATCGCAGACAATCCCGGCGTAGCGCAACAGCTTTCCTCTGAGTTGACACAGAGGGAGTTTGGATATACCATCTCCGGCAACAAGGTGCATATGGAGACTAAGAAGGATATGAAGTCTCGCGGGCTTTCTTCCCCGGATATCGCGGACGGTCTTGCGCTTAATTTTGCGCAGGATGTAGCAGTTATGACTGTGCCGCACGGGAGCCAGCAGAAGGGCATCATGTCGATCCATGAATTCGATCCCCTCGAAGGCATCAACGTAAACTAAGGAGATACCTGTCATGTGCTTTTCCTCTTCCGCCCCTCCGCCCCCGCCCGCTCCCACTCCCCCGCCCGCAGTCCCGAAGCGTACGGACCCTGAAGTCCGCGCCGCAAAGACG